GGTCCGAGCTTCGCGCGATGGGCTTTCCCGCTGACGTTGTGGACAGCCTGCCCTTCGGCGGCACCGAGTACAGCCTCAACCAAGACTACCTCGAGCGGTACGAGGACAGCGAGTACGACAACGATATCGGCGGCGAGGCCGGCGCGGAGAGCAACAGGCGCATCGAGGTGCTGGACTGCTACATTCGCGTTGATCTGGACGGCGACGGCATTGGTGAGATCCACCACTGCATGACGGCTGGGTTCCAGAATGCAATGGACCTGCTTTATCACGAGGAGGTCGATCACATACCGTTCGCGTGCTGGTCGCCGGTCTTGCTGCCTTACCGTGTCATTGGCCTCGGCGTCGCGTCATTGGCGAGCGAGAGCCAGCAGGTTCTGACGGCCCTGCAACGCTCTGTGCTGGATGCGACCTATCAAGGCGTCTCGCCGCGTCTGGCGGTCGTCGATAGCGAAGTCAATATGGACGACCTATCGACCCAGGAGCCGGGCGGCATTGTTCGCACGAAAGGGCAAAACGTGATCACGCCGATCGGCACGCCGCTGGTCGGCACGCAGGTGCTGCCGGTGCTTGACTACATGAGCACCCTGCGAGCGGCGCGCACGGGCGTGACGCTGGATGGCATGGGCCTCGACCCGACGAGCTTGCAGAATGAGACGGCCACGGCCGCGGCGTTGCGCTTTGATGCGGCGACGGCTCGCACCGAGATGGTGGCGCGGAATTTGGCGGAATGCGGGATCAAGCCGCTGTTCAAGGGCCTATTGCAGACGTTCTTGAGGTATTTCGACGGCGAGTTTGTTTTCCGCTTACGCGACAAGGTGGTGCGGGTCGATCCGAACGCGCTCAATGCCGACATGGACGTGACGGTGTCGGTTGGGCTCGCAGGCCATCGCGACAAGCAAACGGCGCTCTATCAGGGCATCCTGGCGATCCAGGAAAAGATCTTAACGACGGCGGGTCCGAACAACCCACTGGTCGGCTTCGATCAATACTACAACACGCTTGGCGAGCTTTTGCGGATCGCGGGCATCACGTCGCCGGCGCGGTATTTCAAGGACCCGGCAACGCAGCCCCCGCCGCCTCCGCCGCCGCCTGACCCGAATATTGAGCTGATCAAGGCGCAGGTCCAGATCGAGCGCGAGAAGCTCGAGCTTGAGCGCGAAAAACTGGCGTTCGAGGCCGAGGTGGACAGCGTCAAGATGGGCGTTGAGTTGCAGGCCGAGGCCGATCGCAAGGCCGCTGAGCTTGCGCTGCGCGAGCGCGAGGTGTCGCTCAAGGAGCGCGAGGCCGAGATGAAATACCAGATCGAGCAAGAGAAGCTGCGCATTCAGGCGGCGAAGGTTTGAGGCGACGGGCATCGGGCGCGAGGCCGCGTCAGAGAGATGTCCCCTGTCAAGCCTGCGGTCGGCTGATCGACCTAAACGTGCCCGGCCTGATCGTGCTGGGCGATGAAACCAACCTACACCTGCATTGCTACGAGGAGACGTGCCGTGCCGATGGTCGGAAAGAAGCACTACGCCTACACGGCGAAGGGAATGGCAAAGGCCAAGGCTGCGGCCAAGAAGGCCGGCAAGCCGGTGAAGTTCGGCAAGAAAAAGAAGGGCTGAAACTATGGTGATGTTCGGCGACTATAACTACATGCCGGCTCCGTCGCAGGTCGATCCGCGCCTGCCGGTCTACAAGCCTCAGATGATGACGTTGCCCGGCGCGAAATTGTCGGAGGACGATCAGCTCGCCAAGCAGAAGCAATTCGCTGGCGGCGTTTTGCAGGGCTATCAGTACCGGCCCCTGGCGCGGCCCGACCTGTTTGGCGTCAACCCGCAGGCGGCGATGAGTGGCACTGTACCGGACCCGGTACAGGGTGGCCGCTATCAAGGCCCGATGGGTCTGATGGCCGGCATGCCGATGCAGACCAGCCTTGTGGCCCCGACTGGTGTGCTCGGGGGCACTCAGATCACGCCGATCCAGCCCGAGGGCACGTTTGTCCCCGATGACGGTACTGGCGCTCCCGGCGACACCGAGGAGCAGGCCAAGGGCGCGTATACGCTAAAGGACTTGATGCGCCTAGAGCGCGCTTTGGGCCAAGCGAATTTTGGGAACCAAACGCCGATCTCGGTGTTCGAGCTGTTCAAGGACGCCGGCGGCGGAACTTACGACGTGGACTACGGCCAGCCGTATTCGGGCGTCCTGTTTAGTGTCCGCAACGACGACGGCGAGGACGTGCCGATCGACCAGCAACTGGGCAAGTCGCGTGGCATGTCGATCGCGCTCGAGCGCGCCCGAAGCATTGACGAGAGCAACTGACATTGACGCCAGAGGAAGCTGACCTGCGCGCGGGCGATGCGCGCATGCTGCTGGAGCATCCGTTGCTGCACAACGCCTTCGCGGATCTGACAGCCGCCTATCTGGACATGCTGCTGAAAACCGACGACGAGCGCGGCGTGATGCGCCTGCGTGACGGGCTCAAGGTGATCGAACAGGTCAAGGCGCAGCTGAAGTCGCATGTCGCGACGGGTCGGCTGCATGGTCGAGAGGCCAAGGAAATTCGAGGCAGAAAGAGGTTTATCTGATGAGCGACGCCACTGCGGAGATGGTCGAACAGGATCTGGTCGATGACCCGATCGAGGACGAGGCGACTGTCGAGCGACGCCCTTTCGATACGATCGACGAGGCCGCGCAGGAGATGCGCCGCTTCTTCGAAGGCGATGAACAGCCGGCGGATGCCGGCAACGAGGCAGCGTTGGAAGACGCTGAAGGAGCTCCCGAACCAGCCGCCGCCGCTGAGCCGACCTTCGAGGTCGAGGTCAATGGCGAGATCCGGCAGGTGCCGCTGTCCCAGTTAAAGGCAGCGTATACGGGCGGCGACGAGCAGCCGGTAGATCCGGCATTTAACGAAGCACAGATGCAGGCTCTAAGCCAGCACAGCCCTGAGCGGCAAGCGCAGGATCAGTGGGTTCAGCAGGTGCAAGCGTACCTGTCGAGCCCGATGCCTGAGCAGCCAGATGCTGCTCTGCGCGAGACTGATGTGATCGAGTACCTGACACAGAAGGACGCGTGGAGCCAAGAGCTTCTGGATCGCCAGCAGCTACAAGCGCAACTTGATGGCGTTGTGACCCAACGCCAAGCCGAGTCGCAGCAGCTGCATCAGCGCTTGCTGGACACCGAGTGGAATGCACTCACCAAGCATCATCCAGGCCTCAAAGACCCTGACCACTACAAGGCGTTTACCGCCGACATCCAAGAGGTAGCGCGTCATTACGGGTTCAAAGACCAGGAGATGTTGAATTGGTGGGACCACCGTCAGATCCGAATGGCGGCTGATGCGTTGAGGACCGTGCGCGCTCAAAGCGCCGCGCCAGATGTTGCGAAGCGGTTGGCTACCAAGCCGCCGGTGATCTCGCAGGCTGGCCGCGCCGAGCCGGATGGGGCGCAAAAGCGAGCTTATAAGGAGGCCAGATCGAGACTTCGAAAGACCGGCAGCATGCGTGACGCGGCTGCTGTTTTCCGAAACTTTGTCTAATAGGAGGCCACCATGGCTCTCATCACCAACGCCTTCACCACCTACTCGGCGGTGGGCAACCGGGAAGATCTGACCGACAGCATTTACGATATTTCGCCGGTCGATACACCCGTCCTCTCATCGGTCTCGCAGACCAAGGCGACCGCTGTTAAGCACGAGTGGCAGACGGACGCCTTGGCTGCTAACACCACCGCCAACGTCCTGCTGGAAGGCGACGTCGTTTCGGCGCAGGCTTCCACGGCGACTTCGCGGGTCGAGAACTATTGCACGATCTCGTACAAGGCTCTGGCCGTGACCGGCACTCAAAACGCCGTCAGCCACGCGGGCCGGGCGTCCGAGCTTGCCTATCAGCTGGCCAAGCGCTCGCGCGAGATCAAGCGCGACATGGAGACCATCATCACCGCCAACCAGGGATATAATGCTGGTAATGCGACCACCGCGCGCGAAAGCCGCGGCCTTGGCTCGTGGATCACCAGTAATGACAGCCGTGGCACGGGTGGCGCTGATGCCGCTTCCGCGACCGCTGGTGCGACTGACGGCACGCAGCGGGCCTTTACCGAGGCCATGCTGAAGTCGGTCATGCAGCAGGTCTTCGACAACGGCGGCGGGCCGGAAGTGCTGACGGTCGGGAGCTTCAACAAACAGACCGTCTCCGGGTTCACGGGTCGGTCGTCTGCTCGTCAGATGATCGCCGAGGATCGCATCCAGGGTGCGGCGGCGCTTTATGCGTCCGACTTTGGGGATCTGAAGGTGATCGCCAACCGCTTCCAGCGGGCTCGCGATGCGTTCGTGCTCTCGCCGGAATACGCTGCTGTCGCGTACCTGCGGCCTTTCGCGGTCGAGGAGCTTGCCAAGACCGGCGACGCGGAGACCCGCTTTCTCCGCGCTGAGTGGACGCTTGAAGTCCGCAACGAAGCCGCTCATGGCGTCGTGGCTGACCTGACCACGTCTTAAGCGCGTTGAGGCGGGTTCCTCCCACAACCCGCCGACCCTGCGGGGGCGGCTCTCCATTGCCGCCCCCGTTTCTTTTGGAGCTTCGATGTCCCACAAGCAGACGTTTCGCGAGGCTTTCTCGCCAACGGCCCGCAATGTCACGATCGTGGATGGCGACGACCTGCACATTGGCGTTGAGGTTGATGCCGGCGCGTTGCGCGAGAGCGCCAAGGCCCTGCGCGATCTGAACGATCACGAGCCGTTGCACAAGGACATGCGGCTGGCCGCGATCATCCCCGAGGATGTGCTGCAACGATCCTACCAGGAGGGCTGGTTCAACGACCGGCGCGCCTGGAAGCGCTGGGCCAATGATCCAGATCATCGCGACTTCCGCGTCTGGGAGGGCCAGCTTTGAGCGACCGAGGCATCAAGATCCTGGTGGCGGTCCCGAACACCGGCCACTTGGTCACGGCAACGGCGGTCTCGATCGCTGAGATGCTGCAACACTTTGAGGCGTCCAGTGCGCCCTTTGCTAAGGAGGCGCGGCTGATCGCGGCACAGGGCTCGATCCTGCCCGAGATCCGGCACAAGCTGGTCGCCGAGGCTTACGAGTACAGCGCGACGCACATGCTCTGGGTGGATAGCGACATGCGCTTTCCCAAGGACGCGCTGAACAGGCTGCTGAACCACGGCAAGCATGTCGTGGGTGTTAATTATGCCCGCAAGGAGGCTGAGGCTCGCCCGACCGCCTCGACGCTTGATGAGCGTCCCTTGAGCGCTGGCTCGACGGGGCTGATCGAGGTCGCGCACATGGGCTTTGGCCTGATGCTGGTCTCGATGAGCGCCTATGACGCGATCGACTTGCCGTTCTTTGCTTTCGAGCCGATACCGCCGACGAATGCTCGGTGCTACGGCGAGGATGTCACGTTTGGCCGCAAGCTGCGCGCGGCTGGCGTCAAGGTCTTTTGCGATGCCGATCTGAGCCGTCATGTCCAGCATATCGGCCCTTATTCCTACACCCTGGCCGCTGACGAGGCCGTCGAGCCTGACAAGCCCAAGCTGCAATTGGTGACGTAACATGGCCATCTCGACATACGCAGAGCTGAAGACCGCCGTCGCGGAGTGGGGGAACCGCACTGATCTGACGACGCAGATCCCCGACTTTATCGCGCTTGCCGAGGAGCGGATCAACGCGAAGCTGCGCGTTCGCCAGATGGTCGCGCGCGCCACAACGGACGCCGCCGAGTATCTGGATCTGCCCGATGACTGGATCGAGGCCCGCGAGGTAAAGCTGACCAACAGCAAGACGACGGTGCTTGACTATTACAGCCCGATCGCGCTCGACAAGCAGTTCCCTTACGGCGGCGCTGGCCAGCCCAGCGGGTTCACGATCGTCGGCTCACAGCTGCGCCTGATGCCGGCCCCGAGCGGGTCGATGACGGTCGAGATCGGCTACTACCAAAAGGTGCCGGCTTTGTCGGACAGCCAAACGCAAAACGCGGTGCTGACCGACTTCCCGCGCGTCTACCTCTACGGCTCGCTGGTCGAGATGCAGAACTATTTGCTGGACGCGAAGACGTTGCAGCGTTTCGAGGCTCTGTTTGACGAGGCCGTGCGGGTGGCCAACACCGCAAATAAGTCATCGACGCATGCCGGCGGCAGCCTGCGCGTGACGCCTGGGGGGAATGTCGTATGACCACCTGGACAAACATTTCCGGCGGGAGCGCCATCAGCGAGTCCTTGGCTGATCAAGCGGCGACCAGTGCGACAAACGCGGCCAACAGCGCGACGGCGTCGGCGACCTCGGCCACCAATAGCGCGACAAGTGCCACCGCCAGCGCCACCTCGGCGACGGCGTCGGCTACAAGCGCGACGGCCTCGGCGGCATCTGCCTCGGCGGCGGCAGCGGATCTGGCGACGTTCCAGGGCCAGTATCACGGCGCGTCAGCGACCGCTCCGACCACGGGGCTGGACACAGGGGATCTCTATTTCGACACCGTCGCGAACGCGATGAAAGTCTATGACGGCTCGTCCTGGGTCGCTGCATATATATCTGCCGAAGGCGTTTTGGCTGCGGCAAATAACCTGTCAGATGTCTCCTCGGCTTCGACCTCGCGCACCAACCTCGGCCTTGGATCTATAGCGACTCAAGCGGCCAATTCGGTTGCGATCACGGGCGGGTCGATCTCGGGCATCACTGATCTCGCGGTGGCTGATGGCGGCACGGGCGCTTCCACGGCCTCGGCGGCACGCACCAACCTCGGGCTGGGCACGATGGCGACGGCTGCGGCGGCTGACTACCTCGCCCTGGCGGGCGGCACGATGACCGGCGACCTAGTGCTGGCTGGAGATCCTGACGCGGCCCTAAAGGCTGCGACGAAACAATATGTAGACAACAACGGCGGCATTTCCGCCGGAAAAAGCATCGCGCTCGCGATCGTTTTTGGAGGCTAGGAAATGGCGAACCCAAACATCGTTAATGTCGCGACCATCAACGGCAACACCGCCGTTCAAGCGGTCGGCACGTCAGCCACAGCGATCGTCACGAATACTGCGGCGTCCGGCAAAATTTACAAGGTCAACCTGCTCATCGTCTCGAATATCGACGGAACGAGTAACGCGGAGTTGACCGCCGATCTCTATCGGTCAAGTACCGCCTATCATATCGCCAAGACGGTCGCGGTCCCCGCTGATGCCAGCCTGGATGTTTTGAGCAAACCGTTGTACCTGCTGGAGGGTGACGCCCTCCGGCTGACCGCAAATGCAACCGGCGACCTCGAAGCAGTCTGTTCCTTCGAGGAGATCAGCTAATGGCCGGGAACGGCGGGATCATTGGACCCGCCAACACGCCGACTACTTCTGCGGCTTCCGGCATCTGGTCTTTGGCGAGCGCGCAAAAGGCGCAAGGCAACGGTATATGGCCTTCCGCGCCCGCATACATTATCGAATACCTTGTTGTGGCTGGCGCGGGTGGCGGTGCGGGTGGCGGCGGCGGTGCGGGGGAATATCTCACCGACCCCAGTTTAGGCGTTTTCCTCGGAACGGCTTATACGGTGACCGTGGGGGCTGGAGGTGCGCCTGGCGCTAACACGGGCTCCAATGCGTCCAAGGGTGCTGATAGTTCCCTCTCGGGCGCTGACATAGCAACTGTCACGGCTGAGGGAGGCGGGTACGCGGCGGGCGCTCCTGGCGGTTTTAATACTACAGAAAACGGAGGCGCAGGTGGATCGGGAGGCGGCGCTGCGTCCTGGGATACTGGTGGCGGGGCAGGGACCGGCGGGTCGTCCAACACTGGCGGTAATGACGGAGGCGGCTGTGATGACGGCGGAAGCGGACAGTTTAATGCGGGCGGCGGCGGAGGCAGTGCTGGCGCAGGAACGACCGGCACCGGAAACACAGGCGCAAATGGTGGAGCTTCTGGAGGAGCGGGAACCAGCAACTCCATTACAGGATCTTCTGTCACCTACGCAGCCGGTGGGGATGGGTATTTTGCATCCGGGGGCGGCGCTGGCGGGGCAAACACGGGCGATGGAGGTGACGGTCGAAATGCAGCCCTTTCCCAGGGCAATGGCTTTGCAGGAGGATCGGGGGTCGTAATTTTACGGATGCTCACCGCTGACTACAGCGGCACGACGACCGGAAGCCCGACCGTCACGACAGACGGCTCTTATACCGTGCTGCAATATAATTCGTCCGGGAGCTACACGGCAT